GAAGTAGAGATGATGCTTCAACATCATGTATCGAAAATAGGATTTAAAAAAACATTATTCTAATGCAAAAACCAAGTTTACAAACATTATTTAATATAGCAAAAAAGAAAGGCTATTCTATATTTACATCTAAAGGGATGTATAACTATAATCTTAATATTTGGGGTATAAGATCATTTGATAAAGATACCGAAAAATATAATGATTTGTGTTGTATATTTTATGAATCAAAAGATGGTAAATGGTCTATCGATTACTTTGTGATTACTACTGATCCTTCTAATATACTATTGACTAAACCTATGAATGAAAAAGGTTGTGCAATACTTAAAGAAGGATTCTACAAAGACTTATGGATATATGGCTTTCACAAAGGTCGTAGAGATCATAAAGCCTTAGTACAATATTCTCCATGTATAGTATATAGAGATAATGATAAAGATATAGTTATTGATTCTAATCTACCTACTGAGAGAGGTATGTTTGGAATTAATATGCATCATGGTTCTATACTATCTAGTACTAATAGAATTGGACTACACTCTGCTGGTTGTCAAGTACATGAAAGTATAGATAGCTATAAAAATAACTTTATACCTTTAATTGAAAATTGTGTTAGAGAAGGTAATAAAGTATTTAGTTATGCTCTTATAAATGAATCTGATCTACCTATTGTATGAAAGAACAAATTAAGAGGTTAATACCTTATATAATTGTAGGTGTATTAGCAATTACAATTATCTTTTTAGTATTTAATGGTATTGATTTATATGAAGCTAAAAAAGATAGGAGAGAACTAATACAAGAAAATGATGAACTTCGAAAGAAGTTAACTAATAGTAATACTAAACTTGATTCTCTAAAAGCTTGTATAGTTATTTATAATAAACAGTATTTCGAACTACTTAAATCTAAATCTAATATAAAGATTATTTATGATACGAAACTTCAAGAAGTGGATAATCGTAATGTTGTTTCTAATGATAGCATTACCAAGTATATCGCAAGTAAGTTACACAGTGGAAGGGAGAGAGTACACAGCATATACACCTTTGGAAAATAGAACTATAGCTAGAATATTTGTTGAAGGAGAACGTGATAAAGCTTTATTAATTAATTGTGAAGAATCTGTTAGATTATTATCTATGAAAGATTCTGTTAGACTTCTACAAATAGCTGAACTAAGAAAGCAAATAGATTTGTTAGATACTTCTTATTTGAATTGTTTTGAAAATTCTGTAGAACTGTCTAATAAAAATATTAAAGATAAAAGGAAACTAAGATTTGCAAAGATTATAATTGTAGTGTTAGGAGTACTAGTGGTTGTAAAATAGATGTTAGAGGTCGCTCGAAAGATTGTAATATAAAATTTGAGCGACACTTCATCTTCCATGCCTAAGGGGTTTCCTGTTTTAATTCTAAATTAAGGTTATAGAACAAATTCTAAATTAAAGTATGATATATCTATGGAAGTTAAATGGAGATGAGTTAGAACTTAATCTACCGGAAATACTTAAATATACTTCATTAGCTAAAATATATTCAAGAGATACAATGGCAGGTAAAGTATCTGCTAAACGTGAATTTAAGTATATTGATTTTTTAGCTAATAGAGATAGCTTTTGTGTTCTACAAGGTTTGTCTAAAGAAGAAGCTCATAAATTTGCTAAGAAACATAGTAGATTACCTAAAGACTGGGCTCCTGATGAATATTTAGTAAAAGCTATAGAATGTGCTAAATCTCTTAATGGTGGTATTATAGAAGATCTTATAGATGCTACTGTTACTGCATTTAGAGTTGATGCTCGAATGATGTCTAAACTTAAAGATTTATTAGAGGTATTAGAAAATAAAGTTACAGATGTAGAAGGAGTTCTACAAGTAACTAAACTTACAGATACTATTTCTAATGTTGCTGGAACTATACCAAATAAGATAAATAAGTTGTTAGAACTACGAGAAGAATATGCTAAAGCTCAATCTAAACAAATAAATGAAAAACGTGGTGGAGGAGAAATTGGAAACAGTCTTGACGGATCAGGTATTGAACAATATTCGGATACTGGGATTGCAGAAAAGTTGGATTAATACACCATCTAATCATTGGGGATATGGAATAGCTTCTAGTACAAATGCTTTACAAACAGATTATACAAATCCATTTGTAGATTATGTACTAGAAGATAAGTCTATATATCCTTATGCATCTGATTGTACTAATACAAAATTAAATATAAACTATGTTGATCCAGATAATGATTTTAGAATAGGTAAATCTGGTGGTTTATTAATGAATATAGATTTTATATTTGTTAATACGAACGTGTTTACTAAAGTAGCTGACTATTATAATATACATGAGAAGTATTGTCCTTATGAAGAAGGTACTGCCGGATATAATGCATTCTGGCAAACAGAAACTATGCGACGTCGTAAAGAAGTACAAGCTAGATGTAAGGTTTATCATGCAGATGTTATAGAATATTTTAATCCTAAAACTACAGAAGTTAGAAAGAATCAATTAAGACATTATGTAAGAATAACTGGAGATCATTATAACTATCTTAATTATGGTAGAATTGAAAGAACTCCTTCTCCAGAAGAAAGATTACAACTAGATTTAAAAGGACAGATAGCTACACAAACTGTACCTGGTTTTCCTAGATTTTGGGATGCCGATTATTGGTATTTTAAAACTGATGAATTCATTATTAGAAATAAGAAGAATTCTTGTATGGCTAAAGCTAGACGTAAAGGTCTATCTTATAAGCGTGGTAGTCAATCTGCAAATCGTGTTAATTTAAATAAAGCTGTAACTGTAGTACTTGCTGCAGATATTCTTAATTATCTGACTGATCCTGAAGCTACAGCTGATATGGCTAAAAAGAATTTAAACTGGTATGAAACTCAAACATATTGGAAACGTGGATTTCTTTCTGAAGATAAAGCTAATATTGAATTAGGTTATAAAAAGAGAAGAGAAGGTAATAAGAAATATGGTTTTCAATCTAAGATATTATCTGTAGCAATTGGTAGAAATGAGTCTGCCGCTATTGGTAAGAAAGCAATTGATATTGATTTTGAAGAAGCTGGTAGATCACCTAATCTACAAAATGCTTGGAACGTAACTTTAAGTAATATTGAATCTGGTGCTATAAAAATTGGTACAGGTCGTATATATGGTACAGCTGGAACTAAGGATGCTAACTGGACTGCATTTAGTAATATATTTTATAATACAGATGCTAATAACATGATCTCATTTGAGAACGTCTGGAATTATAACGCAAGGCATAAAACGTGTGGCTTTTTTATACCACAAATCTGGTGTTGTGAGCCTTATATTTATGACGGCAATAGTTTGTTACTATCTGCTTGGAAGTGGGATAAAGAAGATAAAATAGAGCAAAAAAAGAACCTTAAACCTAAAGAGTTTGTTATATATAGAGCGCAACGTGCTAATAGTCCTGCTGAAGCTTTTATAGATACTAAGGATAATCTATTTACAAGTCCTATATTAAATGATCATATACAAAGTCTTATGGATGATCCATCTTATAAATTTTATAATGATGGTTGGTATATACCTAATGGTAAAGAAATAAGGTTTGCTGATAAACAAGAATGTATTAATCGTAAAGTATTTGGTGAAGAAATATGGCATCCTTATATTGAAGATGTACCTCATAATGCTAATACCGATGTTCATGGTATAGTTAGAGAATATTATCCTCCATTTATGACTGCTATAAATGGTAAACTTACTATACCCAATGATTTATATTTTATAACTGCTGATACCTATAGAGTAGATAAAGATAAAGATCAAGTTGATATTAAGAACTCTTTATATTCTCTACAGTGTTGGATGCGTACAAATCCTTATACACCATATGAAGGTAAACGCCTTGTAGCTGAATATTGTGGTCGTCTTAACACTATGGCTGAAAATGATGCTATTGCATTACATATGGCTATTAGATATAATTGTGGAGTTCTTCCTGAAGCTGGTACAGGTGAAATTATATCTAATTTTAAAGTATGGGGATACGGTCATAAACTTATGCTTGATCCTACTGCTATGACTGAACGTAGCGTTAGAAATAAGATGAGTCCTGGTTATGGTGTTGTAGTTGGTGATGCAGATAAGAAGTTAGAAGGTCTTAGAGAACTTCGTGATTTTATATATACTATTGTTGGTAAAACTGAAAATGGTAATCCAATATACAGGATTAATCAGATAGCTTCTCTTGCTTTTTGTTTAGAATTGCAAAGATACAGTCTTGAAGGTAATTTTGACAGAACTTCTAGTGCTATTGTAGCAATGTTTGAATTTAAGAAAGACTTTCTACTACTAAAAGATCTAGTAACTAAAACTAGAGATAATACTAAAGTTTCACTACGAGAACGATTAAAAAGAAGATAATATGGCTACCAAAGTTAGTTCTATAATGCCTGATCAAAGAGTTTCTACAAACACTAAAATGACAGATAAGGATTGGTATATACCAATGGCTAATTTTGTAATTGATCTTGCTAAGAATTCTGCTGATAAAGTTCAAACTGCAAGATTTATGGATGCTGCTAATGGTTTAATTACTAAGGATGATTATGCCTATGTAATGAAAACTTATATGAATGGTGGTGAAGCTGTTGATATTGAAGCTGCTCTTGAATCTGAAAAACTTGGTAAATTAAGAGATATAGATATTCTTACTCCTATTAAAGAAAAATATATGGGAGAGTTTATTAATTCTTATCACAACTATCAAGTATATTCTCTTGACCCAAATATTATACGTAAGCGTAATCATGAGATTGGTTTAAAAGTTGTAGATGCTGCATTTAAAAAATTTAAAGATATTATCACATCTTCTAATGGAGAATCTGATGTAAATGTAAAAGAATTTATTTCTAAATCTGTTGAAGAGTGGACTGATTCAAATGTTGATAAAGAACAAAAGAGTCTTGAGTTATTAAATTCTGTTATAGAAGCTAAACGTAAATATACAGATGCTTATTTTAATTGGTGGGCTTGTGAAGAAGTTTATACTTATCGACGTTTATCAGGTAATGATGTAGATTTTGAAATAGTAAGTCCATTAGAATATTATCGTGTTGATAGTGGTAATTATTTTGTAGAAGATGATCATTATGGTATGCGTGCTTATAATATCGCTCTACAGGAAATTATAGACAAGTTCTATAATAATATGCCAAATGGTCTTACAGAAGTACAATATAAACTTCTTAATAGATTATGTAAGGAATCTGCTAATGGTATAGCTAGCATAACTCCTGTAATATTTATGGAATTTAAAGATGTATTTAATGGTGAGTCTATACCTAATGCTATTAAATTTAGTAAGAAAGGTTTACAAACAACTGTTAATCATTATTTCTTTAAAACTGAAACTAAACGTGGTATATTAAAATATATGTCACCTTTAGGAGAAGAGTCTGAAATGGATGTTGATGAAACATATGAACTTAATACTGCTGAAGGTGATATTTCTATTGAATGGAAATATATAGATCAACTTATGGAAGGTTGGGTATTTGGTTTAGATGGTATTAAATTATATATTCCTCCACGTCTTATAGATTTACAAAGAGAACTTATTACAAATATTAGTGTATGTAAAGCACCTTATAATGGTATATCATATATACATAAGAATAGTACAAAACGTCCTATTGCTTATCGTATAAAAGATAATATGGTATTATATAAAATATATACTCTACTTGAAGAACGTTGGTTAAATAAATTTAAA